GCTCCGATCCCTTCGCCGACACGACCCATGAGTTCTTGACCCTGCAGGCCAAGCTGCCCACCTTGTGTCGCGCCCTGTAATCCCAGTCCGGCTTGACCTTGGCTCAACTGTCCGCGTTGCATCGCCGTCTGTGCGGCAAGTTCTTCTCCGGACAAGGCTGTTTGTCCCGCCTGTGCCGCGATTCCAGCACGGGCTTGTGCGCCCTGCAGCCCAAGCTGGCCCGATTGTCCCGAAAGCTCGCCTGCCAACTGCGCAGCAGACAAGCCGGTGCTAGACATAAGCTGTTGGAAGCTCATCCCAGTTTGTGCAAGGGATTGTGCGTTGGCGGACGCCAGTTCCGCCCCCGAAAGACCAAGCTGCCCCGCGGTTTGCGCTGCCGAAATGCCGAGCTGGCCAAACTGGCCCGCCCCTTGCTGTGCCATTTCTTCCGCAGACATACCAAGCTGTGAGCCTTGGAGCGCGGTCTGTGCCAAAAGCTGCTGAGCAGACATGCCCGTTTGAGCCTGTTGCTGCAACAACTGTCCGGCGTACTGTTCGGCGGTCAAGCCAAACTGTGCGGCTTGCCCCGCCAACTGGCCCTGAAGCTCTGCGGCAGAAAGACCAAGCTGGCCTGCAAGCTGCTGCGCGCTTTGTCCAAGCTGTCCCGCTTGAGACAGGTTTTGGGATGCGAGCTGCTCGGCAGCCATTTGTTGTTGTCCCGCCGCCGTTTGCGCAGACAGTCCCAATTGACCCATTTGGTTGGCTTGTGCGGCTCCCAACTGTTCGGCAGAAAGACCGTATTGGGAGGCCAGTTCTTGCGCAGACAACCCCGTCTGAGCCGCCAACTGTTCGGCGGACAACCCGAGCTGACCAAGCTGTCCCGCTTGTCCCGCCGCCAACTCTTCTGCGGAAAGCCCCAGTTGTCCGGCAGCTTGTGCCGCTTGAACACCCGCTTGCGAACCTTGCGCGCCCAGCGCCCCTGTAAGCTGTGCCGCTTGCTGCGCTCTACCCTGCTGAGATTCAAACGCTTGGAGCGCCCGCTGCTGCGCGCTTTCATAGCCCGCTTGACGCATTTGCGCCGCAGTTCGTCCCTGCTGCTCCAGCACGTTCCGAGTCAGTTCCGCTTCGGCAACCGCTTGTCGGGATCCACCAAAAGCCCCTTGCCCAACGGCCTGCGCGGCAAGCTGCTGCTGTTGCAACTGGCCCGAACGTGCGAGATCCGCGAGCGCTTGCTGGACCGCCGCGCTCTCGTATTGGTTCATGTATGAACCGGTGGACGCCGGATTGAACGCACCCGTTGTGCCCGCCAGACCCGCAATACCCTGCTGGGCCGTCGCGGTGCCCATTGCACCCGCCTGCTGAAGCGCCCGAGCCGCTTCGGCGGTGATGTTTCGAGCGCCGCTGATCGCAGACTGGCTACCCTGCAGCGCTTGCTGGTACGCAGACGTTCCGCCCGTTCGAGCTAGATCCGCCACCCCTTGCGCGCCCATTCCGGTTTGCGCGGCAATGTCACGTGCGCCCTGAACGCTTTGTCCGGATTGAGCCAACGCTTGTTGGTAGGCACCGATCCCACCGCTAGCCGCCTGTTGAGCCGCGAGCCGTGCTGCGTCCGACGAGGCATCCAAGCCCATTGCCGTGCCCGCCGCACCCAAACGCGCTTCCAGCGCAGCTTGGTTTGCTGCTTGTGCTCCGCTCAGACCGGCTGCGCCTAGCGCCGGAGCGGCTCCGGCAGCGATGTTTCGAGCTGCGCCAATAGACGCATTGCTGCCAAGACCCGCTTGTTGCGCAACCTGTTGCGCGCCAAGTCCGGCTCCTGCCAAGCCTTGCTGTCCCGCAAACGCTTGAGCACGCGCCGCGTCGCTTGCTTGCAGAATATTTTGTTGGGCCAGATCCGCCGCTTGGGTAGCCCCCGCGCCCATGTTTGCAGCACCTTGCCCGGCTGCATTCGCGGCGGCGAGCTGCTCTCCAAGGGTTTGAAGCTGCGCCTGTCCGCCCGTTTGTACCCCTTGCGCAACGTTGGCTGCGGAAGTGGCCGCACCCGCCATACCTTGCTGGGCGGAACTAATGGTGCCGGGAATCGTACCGGCAGCCGTGCGCTGTTCCGCCGCCGCTTGCGTTGCCGCCGCGCGGGCATTGTCGGCGGCCGTACCAAGCCCAGTAGCAGCCGTTTGGACGCCTTGCGCCCCGTAATTGACGGCGTTGGTGATGCCTTGTTGCGCCGTCTGAAGCTGGCCGGGAACCCCCGCAGCTCCGGCCCGCATCAAATTTGCCGCTTCCGTTCTGAACGGAGTGGCTCCGGCCATGACGCTGCCAAGGGCGGTTTGTGCGTCGCCTAACGTATAGCCTGCTTCTTGCAAGTAGGGCTGATAGCCCCCGATCCCAGCTTCCGCCAGTTCGGTGGCCTTGATTTGAAGCCCAGACATCGCCGCAACCATCTGCGGCGGGATGGTGATGCCTCGATCTGCGAGTTGTTTGGCGGAAGCAAGGAGGCCTAGCTTGTAGGCCTCAATTTGTGGGGCTTCGCGAACTATCTGTTCTTGTACTTCAGCCATTACGCGGTGGCCCTCCCACGGGCTTCAAGGTTACGCATGATGGCGTACATGTTCTTGATGCCCTGTTTGACGTTTCCATTGCCAAGCCCACGAACAGCATCGGTGGTCATCACAAACTCACCGGGCATGAGCATGGCGCGAACACTGTCCTTGCCAGCAACGCCTTCGTCCGGAAGGATTCCACCATTTCGACGGGGGAAGATCGCGCCGCCTTGTGCCGCTTGCGTCACATACGGACGGGCAAACGGACCACCGGGGTTGCTGCTCGGCAGATATCCAATCGGAATCCCAGTGTTATAGGTGGTCGGGACACTGAAGTCGGATTCTTCGAGAGCTGCCATCGGATCAAGCGGGTTCACCTCATACTCGCCCGTTTCCGGGTTGAGCTGATACGCGCCCAAATCACTGACCAAGTACGTGCTCGGGTCTTGCTCAATAAGCGTTTCGCCCGTTACCAGATCCCCCGAGCTGCCGCGATCAAGGATATTTAAGGGTTCTGCTTTAGGTTGTTTGAACGCTCCCGCCGCAGCGGCTACTCCTGTCCCAAGTGCGGCCAAGGGGCCGTACGTCCGAAGAAGACCGGGTCCAATACTGGCCGCAGTTACGTTTTGGGCAGCTTGCATACCAAGCGCTTTCGCAACCTCAGCAGATCCTCCATTAGCGAGGCTCGTTTTGGCGGCGATATCGTAAGCTTGCGTTTGCGCTAACGCTAGTTGTTCGGCGGTAGGCGTGGGAGGGAAGAACGCCTCCTTATACTCTCCCGCTCTAAGGCTTTCCATAAAGCTGCGCGGCTTATACGGCGTCGTTGGCGACGAAGGCTGCGCGGCTCCCGGCGCGGCGGCTCCCGGCGCGGCGGCTCCCGGAGCAGCAGCCCCCGGCGCGGCTTCTGCCCCCGCCGTCGCTTGCTTTACCGCTTCCGACGTAGTAACAGGCGGCTTAGGTGGAGCTGAAGACGCCGGAACATAATCGCTGAAAAATCCGGGCTTGCCCGCGTTTGCTGCTTGTGCCGCTTCGCCGCCAAAAACGTTTGAAAGCGACGTTCTTGCACCCGTCACGGTCTGACTGAATCTTGCCGCAGGATCGGCTAGCCCCATACGAACGTTGTCCGTAAAGCTTCCGGGACCGGTAACGCCTTGGAAAACGGCCCCCGCAGCGCCCCCAATCAACCCCGATTTGAGCGCATCAGAAATACTTCCGCCCGATATCAACGTTCCCAATCCAGAGCCCATCGCGGCTCCATAAATAGGGCCGAGCTGCGTCATCGACAAAACGATGGGAAGGACAATCGGCGCGACCTTCTTGACGACCTTAACCACGCCTTTTATTACGTTGCTGACGCCTTTCGCGACCGATTTGAAAACCTTTTTTACCCCGCCAAAAACCTTCTTCAAGAAGAATTCCGGGGCCCCTGTAACCGGGTTGATGCTGTTAGCCGACGATCCGACGACATACCGTTGCGGGTCGTCAATACCCATCTGGCGAAGACGCTCAAAGAGACCCTCCTTGAGTTCCGGGTCACTTTCAATCAACGCCAGCGGGATTACGAGTTCGCCTGTTTGAACGTGAGCGACGACGTTGTCGCCTTCACGTCCCAAAGCAGCCATTTTTTTCGTAAGAGCCGGGAATTGCGCGATGCCTTGATCGCCGTACTCTTCAGTACCGTCGCTTTCCTCTAGCCCCTCGTCCTCGTCCTCAGATTCAGCTTCGTCCTCAGATTCAGCTTCGTCTTCAGCTTCCGACCCGTAAACCTGCTCAATCTCATCATCATCCATGATGAACTGAGCAATGCCGCCTTCCGGGACCGACAACTCTTCTTTTCTAGCTGCTTGTGCCATTATCCCGCTCCACCCGTGATACCTTGCGGCGTGGTTACCATCACGATTGTACTTCTTGTTTCATTACCCGTCCACGGAGAACCACAGCGCGGACAAAGGCTTTCCGGAGAAGCCGAACTGATAATCTCCAGATGATCAACTGCGGCATTACAAGAAGAACAGCGCACATACGTGCGCCCGTTATCTCGAAAAACGCCTGTTTTTATTTGACTCATGTCGTCACCGTCACTGTGCCAACCGCACCACTGGCAGAAACGCCACGAGGATAAGGACGATTGGGAATTGAGATTCGTAGCGCCCCGCTTACTTGGAATACCCCGTTCGGGGCTAACCCGTAATCGTCGCTTTGCAGATTGGTCAACGTAAGACTGGTCGCGAGCCACGGGCCGGGGTTGTTGACCTGCTGCAAGAAAATCGAGAATGCCCGAACAAGCTCTGCTTGATACTGTGCGTTGTATTCCGGGGGGGCGTTCGGGAATAGAGGTACCGCAAGACCTCTACTCATCTTCGACCATCCTGCCGGACCTCTACCCGCGGCGAACCCAAGCGCCAGCCTACGCCAAGATCATCCGATGCAATCTTGAACGAGAAAGAGCGCCCTCGGAGCCGGATGTGTACTTGGTCGGTAAACTGTTCAACGGGAACGGTCGCGGACCGCGTGACGGCGCTCACTTTCGATTCGCTGTAATTTGCGCCGGGGAAATTCCTAACCTCCAGCGTCATGTCCACAGAAGGCGTGTCCGTGGTGGAGTTTTCAAACGTGATGTCAGGAATCAAACGGCTCAGGAGCACAAACTGATCCCCGTTCCCGAGCGACAAATCGCTGCTTTCGACATACGAATTAATGGAAACCGGCGGGTTAGCGCTACCATCGTCAAACCCAAACTCTTGGTAATACAGGTACCCGTCAAGTGCCGCGGCGATAGGATAGGAGTTGATGCCCCGATCAATCCACGCCGCTCTTGGAAGCGTGCCGTAATACCACGCTTGTTCCTGATAGTTGTAAACAACGTAGCGGTCGTTATCCGAAGACGTTGACGATGGATAAAACCACCACACTTCCGCATTGGCGGCATTCAGCCCTGCTGTAACCTTCTCGCGCTGGGTAAGGTTAAAATCGTCAAAGACGTAGCTTCGGACAGAACACGGGAGCTTTTGTACCTGACCGGTATAGATGTAGAAGTCCGTTGCGCCCATCCAGAACACCATGTCGTCTACGGCGATAGCCGCAAGCGGACCAATGATCGTGATGTTCTGCGAGAGGATCTGGATGCCAAACGTGAACGGCGGCCCTAGATACTGCATGCCGTATACAGAAACATCGGTAAACACAAGGATCTGCTGCCTTGTCTCTACCGCGGTGACAATCTCAGAACCCGTACCAAGCCTCAACTCACCCGCCGAATTGGTCGGCAACGATTGCCAAACCAGCGGGTTCTCTTGGTCGGAAAAACGAATCAACAGCGGATCCTGAACCCCGATGTTCGTCTGCGAATCACAACCAAAAACGAGAACGTGCCGGTCGCGGTCTGAAGTCAGGATCTGTTTGGCAATCGTCGGCGTCGTAGAATCCGCCCCGGGCAATGCAGAAAACGCTACCGCACGGCTCAAAGGAGTCGCACTCGCCGACTTGTCCCAATAGAAAATCCCACCATCGCGGATGTTGATCAACAAGTCTTCCCCGAAGTTGTCGTGCGTCCAAATTCGTAGTTTGGCACCCACCGCAATCAAAGAAGAACTCGATCCCCACGTGCCACGGGACCAATAACCGGATCCCCAGCCCGTTCCCGCAACGGTCGTGTCGAGACCCACGCCCACTTGATAAGCGCCCACTACGGAGGCCCCACCATTACCGGTATCCGAGCTGTTAGCGACAACCGGGGTCGGCGTATACACGCCGTTTATCGTTATGTCGTTCAATGTGGCAACGGCGCGCGCTATCACCTGATACGTGTTGGCGGTCAAAACCGCGCTGACCTGATATTCCTGATTCAGTACGGCGGCGGTAATCGTGCCCCCCAAGCTGACTGCGCCAGAAAACGTAACGAAGTCGTTGGTCTCGCACCCGTGCGCGTTGTCCGTCACCGTGAGCACAGAAGAGCCGTTGGTCGCGGAAAATGTGACAGCCCCCGCAGGCGTCGTCGCACGAATCGGGGTGATGTCGTTATATCCGCCGCCTTCGTTGATGTAATACTTCAGGTGGGTGCCCAGCCCCACATAGCTTGTGCCGTCTAACGCCACAAACGCATGAAGGGCTCGGCACGACCCTAGAAAGCTCTGCCCAGAGAACTTCTCCCAGCCGCCAATCTTTTCCGGTGTCCCAAAACGGAACCGGATCTTGTCGCAATCAAACCACCCACCTTCGTTAGTGTACGACGTGGTTTCGCGGTTTACCCCGGGCCTGAATTGCAACTTTTGTAGCGGCATAGCGTCAGTTCACTACCTGTGCAGAATCCCCAGCATCATCCTTCGGAGCAGCCAGCGCCGCAACAAGCATGTTTACGAACGCTTCACGGCCCACGGACAACTGGTCCACGTTGAACCGGGCGCTCTCCAGCTTACGATCAAGATCGCTGATATGGTTGACCATGAGCTGCTGCTCTTTCGTCATGTCTTCAAAAAAGAACTCTTTTTCGTTGACCATGATCGGGGTCTTTTCATTTTTTCCCATCATTAGTCTTCCTTTGTGTCGTCACTTTTCAGAAAGCGGCTGCGTCGTGACAATCCGCAACACGGCTACCCCTACCGAGATGAACAGCATGAGAGCCCCCGTTTTTTCAGGGCCAACAAGCTGCGTCACCACGTGTTGGGATTCTTCAAGAACGCCTGCAACGGCGATGAACGTAGCAAACCACATGGTCTTTGATTTTAAGTATTTCATAACCACCTCGGAAAGAAAGGAGATTTAATGACAAATATTTCTATTTGTTTTTATTGTCATCAGCACCGGCTGTCTTGCCGAGAACAGCGTCTACAGAAGCCTTGTGCGCGGCTAACGCCGCTTCAACTGTAGCCGGATCTGGAAAGGGAATGGGGTCTTTATTCGGCTTGGGGTTAGGCTTACGTCGATTAGTATTGAGCACGTACACGGCAAAAACGACTGTAATAACGCCGATAGTCACATAAATAAACGCGTCCATAATAGCTCCTCTAAGTAAATACAAACCTTACACGTCCCGAGCTTCCAGCAGTTGCCCCGGTAGCGGGCCAAGTGCCTCCAGCGCCGCCCGCTCCAGCAGTTGCGCCGCCGTCTCCAGAACGCGCTGCGCCACCAGCCCCTCCCGCGCCAGCCGCTTGAGCACTTCCATTAGCGCCTGTAGTGTTAGTGACGTTACCTCCAGTAGGCGTCACCCCTACGCCGCCAGCCCCAATACTAACGCCGGTACCGCCGCCTCCCGCAGTCCCGCTGAGCATGTCGGTCATAGCGTACGTGCCGGTAGCGCCCGCAGTAGACTGCCCGCCCGCCGAACCATTGTTACCACTAACACCCCCGTTCCCGCCAGCTCCTACTACATAACCGACCGTCTGCCCTGCGTTAGATGTTACGGTAAAACTACTTTTAGCATATCCGCCTGAAGCTCCTCCCCCGCCGCCTAAAAAAGTACCGGAACCATAATCTCCACCACCGCCGCCGCCTCCCCAGACCTCAACGACCATTGTGGTAGCGCCTCCGGGGATGGTTACTGTTCCGGAGCCTGAAGTAAAATCATTGGTTACTGGAAAAAGAATGTAACCAAGTGTCCTAGCGGCAAACGTCATGCCTTAAAGTCCTTCGCAAGCGTTGCATACCACGAGGTGGTCGCAGAACGATACGTGGCTACAAGCAGGTCTTCCGCATTTGGGGCGGTACTAAGAACCCCGTCCACGCCCCCGGGCCATTTGAAGGAGGTAGGCCACACCATTGTTCGAGATCCAACGGAATCCTGCGTTATAAACCAATTTATGGTTTGGCCGTTCCCCGGGTTGGTTATGCTGGGAGCCGTAGTCACGCTACCAGTAAGGGTCGTAACAAAAACGTTAGATAACGTGCAGTCCACCGTCATAGCGGTTGCGCTGAAAGTCACTGCCGCAAGAGACGTAAGTGCCCCTCCACCCACAACTAATTTATTACCTGGATTACTTGCGCCAATACCCACATTTCCAGAGCTAAGGATAGTAACGGCTGTGTCCCCGGAGGCTATTCCACCTGCGCGGAATTGAAGATTCCCGCTATCTCCCGCAATGCCTGAAAGTGTTGTTCCAGACCCGTCAAAACTGATAAACGGGTAAGTTCCAGAAGTTGCCGTAATAGCAATTGCTGCAGTAGCGGTGCTGGCTTGTGTTACCGCTAGTGACGAAGAGGTTAGCGTCGTCGCGGTAACCGCTGCCGCCGTCGTACCGCCTATCTCGGTTCCATTAATACTTCCACCCGTGATCGCGACCCCGCTCGAAGATTGCGTGGAAATCGATCCAAGGCCCAACGAAACTCTAGCATTTGCAGCATCGGTAGAGCCTGTCCCACCGTTTGCAACGGCCACCGTTCCCGTGACGTTACCCGCAGTGCCACTGACGGATCCGGAAATGGTGCTGCTAAACGTTTTCACGCCTGCAATAGTCTGGGCTCCAGTCGTATAAACACCGTTGGTTACCGTTGCCGCATTCCCATCAATCGATCCGGAAATGGTGCTACTGAACGTTTTCACGCCCGCTATAGACTGCGCCCCCGTCGTGTAAACGCCGTTGGTTACCGTTCCAGCATTCCCCGAAATAGAAATACCCCACGTCCCTGTCGCGTCCCCTCCCGTTCGAGTAGGGACGTTCAACGCAGTTCGGGCGGCGGCAACATCGGTAGAACCTGTGCCCCCATTGGCTACCGCTACCGTACCCGTGACGTTAGCTGCAGTACCCGTGACGGATCCGGAAATGGTGTTGCTGAACGTCTTCGTCCCGCCAATCGTCTGGTTACCCGTGGTGTAAACACCGTTAGTTACTGTTCCCGCGTTACCGTTAATCGATCCGGAAATGGTGCTACTGAACGTCTTTGTACCGCCAATCGTCTGGTCGCCGGTCGTGTAAACACCGTTGGTTACCGTTGCAGCATTTCCAGTAATAGAAATGCCCCACGTCCCCGAAGCATCTCCTCCTGCGCGAGTGGGAACATCAAACGCCGTTCGAGCGTCTGCCGCAGTAACCGCCCCCGTTCCACCCGCCGCTATCGCAACCGTCCCGCCAAGCGTAAACGTTCCGGTAGTGGTTATTGGATTTGTTCCAGAAACTGTGAGCCCCGTGCTACCTGTCGAAAATCCGACACTGGTGACCGTCCCACTTCCACCGCCGCCACCGGTAGCGGCAATGGTGATCGCACCGTTGGCGTTCGTAATCGTGACGTTCGTCCCAGCCGTCAGGGTAGCCTTCGTCAAACCACCCGTTAGCGTGTTTCCAATAAGCAACTGGCCATCGGTATACGAGGTTTGCCCAGTCCCACCATTGGCCACCGCCACCGTTCCGGTGACGTTGGATGCCGTACCACTGACGGATCCGGAAATGGTGTTGCTGAACGTCTTCGTTCCGCCAATCGTTTGGTTACCCGTCGTGTAAACGCCGTTGGTCACCGTTCCGGCGTTGCCGTCTATAGACCCGGAGATCGTGCTGCTGAACGTTTTGACGCCGGCAATCGTTTGATTACCTGTCGTGTAAACGCCGTTGGTTACCGTTGCCGCATTCCCATCAATCGATCCAGAGATCGTGCTGCTGAACGTTTTCGTGCCACCAATCGTTTGGTTTCCCGTTAGATAAACACCATTGGTTACCGTCGCGGCATTGCCGCTAATTGATCCAGAAATGGTGTTGCTAAAGGTCTTGGTTCCGGCAATGATCTGATCACCGGTTAGATAAACCCCGTTCGTTACCGTTGCCGCATTCCCATCAATCGACCCGGAAATAGTGCTGCTAAACGTTTTTACGCCCGCAATAGTCTGGGCTCCAGTCGTATAAACGCCGTTGGTCACCGTCGCGGCATTTCCAGTAATGGAAATGCCCCATGTTCCGGACGCATCTCCACCCGTTCGTGTGGGAACATTAAGGGCGGTTCGTGCGGCAGCGTCCGTCGTGGCTCCCGTTCCGCCGTTAGCTATTGCCACCGTACCCGTAACGTTAGCGGCGGTCCCCGACACGTTACCTGTTACGTTGCCGGTGAGGTTTCCTGTCACGTTTCCGGTGACCGCGCCGGTAAGCGGACCCGATACACCGGCAGTAGCCGTAATCAGACCCGTAACAGTAAGTGTTCCCGGAATGGAAACCACGCCCGTGGAATTAATCGTCAATCGCGAAGAACCCGCGGTAGACAACGCCACGTTGTCCGCAGCCGGAAAGAAAATACCGGTATTAGTATCCCCGGTGGGGATAATGGAAGGGCTGGCCGCCGTACCTGCGCTGACCGCAAACGCACTCGATGTGGTTAAAGAAGTAAACGAACCCGTAGAAGGAGACGACGCACCAATCGCGGTTCCATCAATCGTTCCGCCGTTGATGTCCGCGGTCGTCACCGTCAGCGTAGGCGTCATCAATTCCGTAACACGGAGCTTTTTGAACACGTCCGTTACGGTAGATCCGGTACCCACCCCGTCAAACCGCAAGACAACATCGAATCCCGCAGGGATCTCAAAGTCGTTGCTGGCGTTATAGGTGCCTTGGAAAACAAATACAGAACGGCTTCCGGGCAAGCTGTTTCGGAAAAAAACAATCTTTTCCGCATCGTTGGGGTCTAGCCGAACAAATACGTTTGCTCCCAAATCGCTTGCCGAGGTGAACTCAATCCACTTGTTTCGCCCGTCGGAAATCGCTCCGTTGTCGATAGCCAGAATATTTGGCGACCCCGAGGTTCCAGCAGACGTAAGCGTTAACGTCACCGACCCGTTAACGGCTTGATCGATAATGTCAAAGTTGGTGTTTGTCGTGGTACCCCAAGTACCCGATTGCTCGCCAGTCGCCGGTTTTTCAATCCCAAGGTTTACGGTATAAGTGCTTGGCATGTTCTACATTCCTACGCTGCAATTTCGTCCCATGTAGGACTTTGTGCGGGCGAAACTTCCGCCCACGTCGGCGCTTGACTGGGGTCAATTCCACTATAAACGGGATTCTGGACGGGAACAATGTTCCCATAAATTAGCACCCGACCCGCAAAACCCGTTGCACTAACGCCCGTTACGCTTACGTTGGCGACGGTACTTAACGATACGGCCCCGACGATTCCCGTTCCGGAAACGCCCGTAATAGACACAACTTTTGGCAACGAGACAACGACAGAACCAACGGCCCCCGTAGCAGAAACACCGGTAACCGGAACCAGTTCTTTTTCTGCAACAATCGCGGTTCCTACCTGCCCCGCTGCCGCAAGCCCTGTCGGGAAAACAACCGCTTTTCCAATTACGTCAACCGAGCCAACCGCGCTCGTTCCGACGACCCCCGTAACCGGGACGTTGGCACGTCCGACTACCGTTAGAGATCCGACCGACCCTGTAGCGGATACTCCCGTAACGAGAACATTCGTTTGAACGCTAGTCTGTACTGTTACGGATCCGATATTCCCAGAGGCCGCAACACCCGTGACCGGTACATTAGCAACAGTCTGAAGAGAAACGTCTCCGACTTGCCCCGTGCCAAAAACACCCGTGACCGGGACATTGGTCCCCGTCGAAATATTCACGGTCACCGAGCCCACGGCACCCGTGGCCGCGACCCCCGTCACCGAAACATTCGCAACCGTCTGTACCGTTCCCGATCCAACCTGTCCCGTAGCAAAGACGCCCGTAACTGGGACATTGGTTTGAGACGCCGTATCTACGGTGACCGAGCCAACTTGTCCTGTAGCTTCGACTCCCGTGACGGCGACATTGCATGCCGGTTGGACTGTAACCGATCCAACTTGACCTGTAGCAGAAACGCCCGTGACCGGGACATTACATACCGGTTGGACTGTAACCGATCCAACTTGACCTGTAGCAGAAACGCCCGTAACCGAAACAGACGTACCGGTCCCAGAAGAAACCAGCAGCGGTTGACGTATGCGTAGCATTTAATTAATAGCTTTAGCTATATCAGAAAGCAAAGTAGAAACAAGATCATCGTAAAGCGCAAGCGCGGTAATAGCTTTGCCACCAGCAAAATAGTTGATTACGTTCGTACTATAGGTTGATCCGCTGCGTAAGATACGGAAACCGTCGGCGTTTCTTGCAACTGAGGTTTGCGAGTAATTTGTAGTGCTCTTGTTGTTTCTCCAGTCAAAGTTGCTTGAGTTGTTTCTTGAGACGCACGCGAAACCTGTTGTCCAAGTGCTAACAGTTATGTTTGCGGTGTTTCTTGATCTGACAAACCTATTGTGTGTTTGCGCTTGATCATAGACAGTTCCACCAAAGCCCCAGACGTTACTAGGAGTAACAGTATCCAAAGTCGTCAGATTAACGGCAATGTGATAGTCGTCTAATGCTTCAGAAGCAGCTTGATAAGCCCCAGTGCCGAGAAACTTGCTCGTACCGTCTCCTGTAAAACCATTGCGCCTGTCGTAGTCGGCTGCAACAAAGTTGGTATTGGTAAGAGAGTTAATTGGTCCTTTCAAAACAACAAGAGCCCCCGTAAGCGTCCTTGCGCCCGACATAATAGCAACCAATGATAGTTGGTCCCAAAGACCAGAGGCTTTGCAGTTAATCACAAAGTTATTAATAGCTACTTTGACACCTGACTCAAGCGAGGCATTATCAGAACGCTCAACTTTGCTGATGTAGCTCAAAGCATCAGGGTCAACCCGACCCTGTATTAGACTTTCATCAAAAAGAGTGACGCCACGGGGCATTAGCTTACGTCTTCATCGTAAGGTGTAATATAAATATCGTTATCCGCTGCGTTAAATGAAGTGCTGGCGTTATTAATAACACTTATGCGCAAAGAAAACGGGTAAAGCCTAACCATTGGGAAAATTACCACTTTAGCGCCACTAGCGTCATTTACAGAAGCCGTATAGACATCACCTGCAAATTTAGCCGTAGCTGTGTCTGTGCCATCACTCATATTAACCCTTAGACTGATATAAGCACCCGCAGCAGGGTCAAAAGTACCTAGCTTAACGGTTACAGCCCCATAAAGATTCTTGTTGGAACTATTGTCATAAGGAACTGGATCAGATTCACCATTTACGGCTAATCCGTCTAATTCGTTAGTTACAATACTACTGGATCTGCTTGATGGAGTAGCCCACTTTGCGACTGCCATTACGGCTTACCTCCTCGTGCGATACCCACAGATCGAGCATCAACAAAAGTGTTATTAAATTCAGCCCACGAGGGATACCGCTCAGTTCTAGACAGCGAAAAAAGCGTGTCGCGTTGCGCCGAAGTCAAAACGCCCGCCGTCACTAACGCGTCAAGTTGAGAGCGGGTAGAGGCAAGTCCGATGTCGAGCTTGCCGGTCTCTACCACCTGAAGCCCCCAGCGCATAACAGGGTCTGTAGAGGCTTTGATGGTATCAAGCAACGCAGCGCCCTCGGATGGCCCTAACGCGTCCATGATCGACCCCGGACCCGTGTTGGTGGTTTTCCACTCAACAATCACCGGCAAGGTTGGATCAGGGGTGTTGAGCTTGTCCGCCGCCTGCCAATCAGGGATACCCTGCATATCAGGTTCGGCAAGCCGCTCGGCCAGTGTCTGAGTCATGGGCTACCTCATCAAAATAATCCAGTCATCCTGTCTTTTTACGCAATGCGAATAATTGCGTTGCTTGCATCTGCCGTCGGGAACACAATCGTGAAATCTCCCGCGGTAGACGATTTATCGCTGCCAAAATCCAGCACAACTACGGTCGGATTGGTGACCGAGATAGAAGTTGTGTTCGGCGTCGTGTTATAGATCAACGCGCCACGCGCCGTGATCGTTGCGGTGGTGAAAGTCTCATCCGCAAAATCAGTAAAGGCGGTCGTACCCGTTGACGTGGGATCCACGTTCGACAGCGTTCCGCCTCCTGCGGTGTAGCCGGTGCCAGACACCTCGTTGGTCGCCGTGTAAGCCGTCGTAGACGCGTCAAAAGTTGCCGAGTTGGTGTACAGGGCAATTTTGAAAGTGTCTCCCGTTGACGCATCAAAATCGTGTACCCCGAACAACAGTTCCTTCTTGAACGACGTACACATGAAATTTCCAGTAAAAGCCATTTCACAATCTCCTAATCAGTTCAGCAAGATCCTTGTGCCCTGCGTCCGTCAGCGCATTGTAAACCGTTGTTCGATCACTTTTTATAGCCTCCCGCATGTAAAATTCCAAAACTTTAACTAATCGGCCACGAAAAGCGCGCGCTTGTGCTTGAATTGCGGGGGGCGCAGTATCGCTGATAGAAATAACCTTCTGAGCACACCGTTCCGCCACTTCTTCAGGAGTAAAACCACGATTGGTTGTGGTTTTTACATCAACCTTGAACACCGGGTTTATGCTCAACTCGGATGCTGGAAAACTCATTGTTTCGGCCTCAAAACCATGCCTGTGCGATACTCATCTGTGACTTCTTTCGCTTCCCCGAACAGTTTGAGCCCGGTGATAGCTTCGACAAACCTTTTCTCATACTGCTGCATGAGATCAGGCTCTCCCTTCATGTAAATATAAGCTTCGAGCAAGCTGCCATACAACATGGAGATTTCTGCGTTTTCACTTAGCCACGTGGTGGCCCCCTCAGCCCCCGCCGTCAAGCTGGCGGGGCGGTAAAAGTAATGCAATTCGACCGCAAAAGAACTGCTGGGAGTTGGCCCTAAAATGAAGTTGTTTACGTCAAAAACCGCGTAAAACCGAGGATTTCCAGTCACCGAAGCGTTGGGATTGAACGCTTGTACGAAGTCGGCGTCCTTGAAATCAAGGAAATTCTGGACATTGGACCCGTCGGTGAACGAAAGAGAGAAGGGAGCCAAAAAATCAGTCGGACAAGAAAGGTACTTGTTTGAAGCAGACATGCTTCCGCTTACGTTCTTGCGAAACAAGCTGAGCTGCACGTTTTTTAGGATGCGTTCTTCCGCCTGCCGGATGAAAATCGGCAAATTGTTGACGAAAGACGTTTCGTTGTTCTCGGTATAGTCCTGTATCGCCTGTTTTAGCTGACTATAGGTAAAACTCATGGCATCACCCTGCTCTACCCACTTGTCCAAACCCTTGTGGGGGCAACAAATTAGGACTTTCTACCAAAGGCACCCCGACAAAAACCAGTAACGGTTCCACCCGGTCAGGGCGAGCGTCTTTTAAGGCTTCCGGATCATCTACCTTTCTAAACGGGCCTAGCTGGGGATGCTTGGGCTCAAATTCGTCCGGTCCCACCAGCATTCCCGTCCACTCGCGCTTCATGACGCGGTAGGGATATCGTTGCCCAGAGCGATCTGATATTGCCCAAGACTTCTTCCCAGACGCGAACTTACCCATCACCCTATCCGGTAAGAATCAAAGCTGGGGGACACTTGGAAAGACGCACGATCTCGATCTTCCGTGGCCGCCCGGTCAAATTCCTCTTCGTAAACGGCTTTCAGCAGCTCCACCCGGTTAGGTGCGCGCTTCAATGCCAAATAATACGCCAGTCCCGCCGCCAAACAGGGGTAAAATCGGAATGGAAGGTCCATTGTGTTGGTGTAAATGTCTGCGTCATCCATGCGCGTGAGCGCATCGTACACGATGACATCCGTAGAGTTCTGCGGCACCGGCCAAAGCTTCAGATTTGGCGTCAATTGCCTATCCAAAAAGAACTGGTTCGGTCTACTTTGCTGTGTCTTGTTCGGGATGGTGAGATAGTCGTCTCGACTCAGCCTCTCCATCGAGTAATCTACGCCATTTCTTCGGCAAATCACCGACAAAACGTCGATAACGTCCGCGCCCAGCAGGTATTCCCCGTCCGCTTGCGTTACCGTGAAAGACCGTTGCTTGATCGTCCACTGATTAAGGCCCCGATTTGCCCAGTCGGCAAGCAAAAGATTGAGCGAGCGCTTGGCTGTTTTCAGATCGTATCCGGTTCTGACTTCCAAACCACAGCGCTCGAATGCCTCCTCTACATATTCGGCGACATCTAGCTCAAAATCCTTGTTGCCGGAGGTAGTCATGCCTTCTTACCACGAGGTTTTGCGGTTTTTGCAGACTTTTTGAAATCGGCTGCCGTAGGAGCACCTTTTGCTCCGGGTTTACGCATTTTTTCTCCGGAGCCTTCCGCAATACGTTTCCGTTTTGCGTTAATGTTTGCGTACAGACCCCGTGCCATTATGCGTTCCGCACCTTACAGCCGCTTCCGGCCTTGCCGCCACGGCTCATCTTGTGGACTTCGCCGCCACAACGCATGCAACGAGCCACTTCTTTCTTACCGGACGCTTTACCTTTCTTCATGGTTATCCCCAAATCTTGTGAATGAGTGGAGTGACAAGGATCAAAACTACTATTCCCCAAATCCTAATGTCCATGCCCGCTAGGGTCTTGTGCTGTTCGGCCAGCTTTTCTTCTAGGCGCGAATAACGGAGGTTACATTCAGCTTCATGTTTTTCCAGTCGGGACAAAACATCTTCCACACGCATGCTAACCTCACCACGCCTTGCAGGACCAGTATCTTGCGCTGAACTTGTCAGACGCCGTATCACACGAATGTCTCGCTCTGAAGTTTTTGCGCCTGTCCGGTTGGTCTTTTTTGATGGACATATTGGGGTCTCCGAAACGGACGAGCTTGATTTCGGAGCCTTTTTTGGCCAAGACCGCGCTTTTTTTGGCGCTGTTTGGAGTCCTTTTTGGCTTGTTGTACCCGGCAAAGGTTTCTCCCCGGTAAACTAATCGACCTGAAGGCGTTCTTTTTACGTCTTTCGTCGTAGCCATTATCGCTTACTTATAGAAGCTCGTGAGACTCGTGAGATTGTTGAACACGGCATAAATGCTCGTACCAAACCTGACGCCCTCGTCCGGTATGTTGAGCTGCCCCGTGCTGTTTGAATGAATATCGACCGTAAAAAGCGTGGGGCCTGCCGCGCCACCATCCTTAAACGCTACGGAACCGGTGCTTCCCGCCCCATGATAATGAATGGTGCATAGACGTGCTGGTCCAGAAGTAACGGCACCACTGGCCGTCAGATACGTCGCTTTGACATCTGATCCAGACATGACGGTTCCTATGTATAAAAGATAGTCATGGCCGTAATGTTTGTTGAAGTTGAGACAAAGATGTCTCTACCAAACAACACGCCTTCGTCTGGGATGTTCACCGAGTGGGAATCGGATTGCAAAAAATCTATGTCCACCGTAACCGCGCCCCCGTCCCCATCGGTTAAGGTGAGACGACCCGCACCGGCTCCCGTAAGAACCTGCAACTGGCGCAGTCGGGTGCGACCAACGTTGGCCGCTCCCGTCGTGGTAAGACGTTTTGCTTTTACGTCCGAGTTAGCCATTCAAACCTCTCCTTATGCGGCGGAGATGTTCGCGTTGGTGTCCACTCGCTTCCAGTTGGTGCCGTCAGAAAACGCCAAAATAGCGCTTCCCGCAGCGCCGTTTGAAACGTAAATGACCGCGCCTGCGCCCTCGGTCGCCGCCGAAGGAACACCTGCTACTGTATACGTGGGAACTTTGATCTCACCGACGAAACCGTTAGTAGAAATAACGGGGCCGGAAAAAGTGGTATTAGCCATTGGTCACCTCTTGCACAAGGTATTTGCTCTGCAGTCTGTGCAAAGTCAGGCGGGCTGGCGACCTGTCTGCAAAGCTAAATATGTAGCCCAGACCAAATAATAGCACGCACCCTGAAAAAAGAAAGAGGCCTCATAAGAGGCCCCTTTTGGAGATCCTAAAGAAGCTCTTTAGGAACTACCGATCAAGCACCCGGCGTGCCGAATACACAGCGCCAGTCCGAGACCCCGAAGCTATAACGCTCACGGGCCTTGAAGCGCATGTTACCGGTGTCAAAATCTCCTTCCATGCCGGTCTTGATCGGCGAACGGTTGAAGTATTTGAAACCATTCGGTGCGTCAGTCTTGATGAAGTACGCGTCCGTATCAGTGAGGAAGTGGTTTACCACAGCCCCTTGCGGAAGCATACCCATCGAACGCATGGCGTTCGTGTCGTTGTCTGCCGTGCCCGGACGCAGGTTCGAGTTAAGCACTCGCTCTGCGATGAACTGAAGCTCTTTCGGAATAATGAGCTTCATGCCGCGAACAGCAATCTTCAGACCACGCTCATCCGTCAGACCTGCGATGTCAATCAGCATCTGCTCCAGCGAGGTCTCGTTGAGATCCGCGGCGGTAGCCAGAAGGTTGGTCTGATTGCCAGTAAGGCTGGGATGCGCGTTCGAGCAAAGCGCGGCACCGTCGCCAATCGCATAGGCTCCCGTGCTGAACGCGTTGTTCAGAATGGAAGCTGCTTTGATTTGCTTGGTCTGCGCCATCGAACGAGCCAGCGCCTTCGTGTACCGAGAAGCCAGACGATCATAAAGATTGTCTTCGATAGCTTCTTCCGTGATAGAAAACGCCAGAGCGATGGTTTCGTGGGTGTAACGAGCGGTGTACGTCTCTTGAGCGTCGTCAAACGTGATGGCACCGCCTTCACTCTTGACCGGAGCTGTCGAGAAGCCCGCAAGCATTACTTCTTCTTCAAAGGCACGGTCCGAAGACTCCTCATCGAAGATTTCAGAATGCTCGTTCTCGTAACGGTTGTATTCAAGCCCGAACAAGGCATTTAGGCCGGGTTCAAGCTCCTTCGCTAGTTGCGCGCGAGAGATAGCCATGAGTTAACCCTCCTTAAATACCAGTGCTGGGCGCAGTGGTGTCAAACCGCCGCGATCCTGCGTTAAAGTGCGCGTTCAGGCGAACGATAAGCGGAATGCCCGCCGCCGTGAAGTCGTTGTTAGCAGCATCATCCATGATGCCAACAATGCGAAGCGGCAGAGTCGCCGTGGTAGCAACGGACGAAACACTCAACGCGGAGCTAGAAGCCCCCGTGTTGGTGCTGCCAGAACGTGCCGACGTGCCCAGCGATGCGTTTGCAAAAACGGTCGCCAGAGCCGTAGTACGGTTCGTCAGAGACGCATCAGAAGCAACTCGGAAGAGCTGGTTCGGATCATCTGCGACAAAGGCTTTTACGGGAAAGTTGGTGTTTACGCTGACAGAGCCGGAACCCGGCCAGTAGTTCAGCCACACCGTCTGCTTCCGTACGGAATCAACGTATTCTACGCCCATCAGGACACCCAGTGCTTGGGTGGTACCGCCCGCCGTATCACCAGCCTGATCAATGGTGCCCGCCGAAGTGGGAACCACAATGCTGTACTGGTAAATAGCGTTGGTATTGTTAGAAGCGATTTCGTACTGAGTTACCCCAGTCGTGTTTGCACCGCTACCAACGAGCCCGATAGGACGAAGACCATATGCAGTAGATGCGTTCGGCATAATAGTTCTCTCCTATTTAAGCAGCCCTAGTTGCGAGGACCGCCGAAGGTTACACGAGATTGACGATCAGCATTGCCAATCCTCATAGTTGAGTGTGCGTTCTCGCGCATCATGTCCGAATCAATTGCGTTCATCTGGTCTCTACTTCTTTGATTGAAGTATTGCGTGCGTTCAGCAACTGTTTCGTCAGGGATACGAGCGAGAAGCAAGCCGCCCACTCCAAACACACCTTCATATTTACCTGAATCAATAGTAGGCGCTTCAAAGTCGGGGTATTCGTCCTTACGGACCAGTTCCCAACCTTCACGCATCTTGGCGCTGACGTTCTTCCGATCATCAAATCCACGGGTTTCCGCACGGATCCAACGATGCTTAAAGCCGTCAGGGGCAGGCGGTGCATCCAGCATAGACGGGGGAGCCCAAGGCTTACGAATAGCCTGCTTCTCCCTAGTTTGGGTAGCGCGAGCAGTCCGATTGATGCTCGAACCACCGATTTGGTTTTCTTGTTCGCTCATCGATCAATCCCTCACGTATTTCGCATATTCTTCAAGCGGCACTCCCAATTTCTTCGCAATTGCGACTTGGCTCGGGGAGAGTCGAACCTTTTTCCCACTGCGCCCAGATACGTTCCTTGATGCCCCAACAACCGTCTGAGCGGGTCGTCTGTTGGAAGCGCTACCAGAATTGCCAAATTTATCGGCAATTCGACGGTCAAGTTCAGTATAGTATTCATCACTTTGCGGGTCAAATCCTTCCGATTCGACCATCTTTTTATGAATACCAAACGCGGCATATGTCATGGCTTCGTCCGAGCCAAACCACGTATTTCGCAACGCCCACTGCTCCGCTTTCGGATCAGGGCGACGCGGCTGCTGCGCAGGCATGGGCTGCTGCGCTTGATATTGCGCGGCGGCGGCCTGCTGCTGACGATACCTATCTTGTTGGAGCTTTGCCTGATTCGCTCGATCCTGCTGAATTGCAAGGTTGGTCAAAGCGCGCTGCGCTTCTACCGTGGCTTTGCTATCCCCAATCTCAATCGCACGAGCTAATGCAGACTCGACTTGCTGCATCTGAGTATTCACCCGTGTGGTGTACTCAGCCACATAGTTTGTGTCCAAATTGGACATGCGCTGCTTGAGGTCGTTTGCCTCAGTTTGAATAGCCTGCGCGTATCGCAGCGCTTCTTGCTCGCGCCGCTCCGCTTCGCGCATCTTCTTCGTCAGACGATCAATACGCTTCTGCGTCGCATCCCCGGCACGCTTAAAGTTGTCGTCGTCGTCAAACTCGACTACCGCTTTTTCTTCAGTAATCTCGACTTCGGCCCCTACTTCATCGTCAAAAGCCATTGATTCGTTATCTTCAGAACTGATCATGTCTGTCCTCACAAATGGTGAATGTCTTCAGGGTCCATGATGGTCGCCAGAATCTCGTCGTCATTGAGAATCCGAACTTCCCCGCCGTCTATCTGGAATCGAGATCCGGCGTAGCGGGCAAACATGACCCACTGCTTTTCCTTGCACCACGGGCCGGACGGAAACTTTTCAGTGTCCTTGTACGCTAGCGGGCCTACCTTGAGAACATAGCCAACCTGCGTGGAAATCTGGCTTTTTTCCTGAACCTCGTTCGGCAGAAAAATGCCGCCAGCGGTCTTTGCCCGGCCTTGATACGGAAGAATAAGAATCCGCCAACCCGTAGGCGCTGGCATCCTTTCAAGAAGACTTACCCCGATTTTGTCAGGATCAAGCCGCGGCTTTTCGACATACGCGTCCGCCAGATTCGGCTTGGTCTTTGTCAGTTCTTCAAGACCGCGTTGCGCGGCCTCAAGATCAATCTTTGCAGCTTCAGTCAATTGATCGCTCCTGTTTTTCTAGCAGGCTCTTGAGTTCCTGTTCCACGTGATTAAGGCACTCTAAGTTGCCCATAAGCTCACGATAATGCTCCATCGACTTCACGTTCCCATTCCGCATGTAGTCGACACAGCCTTGGCGACGGTCTCGCAAAATGCGAAACACGGCCTCAGCAATCCTTATTTCATCCACTAAATCCTCGCATATTATCGAACATCGTCCGATAGTATCCTAGCAGATCGTATACATCCGACGCTAGGGAAGAGGCTGCTTACTCGGCCAAGAGCAAGGCCTGTTGAAGTGTTTCGAGGTTTCGGCGAGTCCACCCACGACCGAACGTTGAAAACGTTTTCAAACTCTCGTAAAACGCTTGTCGCTGTTCGTACAGGTCTTCAACCAGAATCTTTGCTGGCTTTTTACTAACAAGCTGTATTGTTTTTGGCCCGATCACGCCGTCTTGTGCCGCGCCGACCTCCTTTTGCAACGCCCGGGCTACCCGCGAAACGCCGGAGTTCACCGCCCAGTCAAAGCATGCCCAGTCCACGCCAGAAGGCAATTCATCCCCTCGGAGCTTGTCCCAATATTCCGTCTTATACAGCGGAGAAACGTCGGACACGCTTAACGAGCGCATCTCCTGTTCGCTAACGGGGCGCTGGATCCATGCTTCATAGACGGCCTTGGTAACCCCAAGGTTCGTCATCCCGCCGGGATCTCTGGGGTGTTTTACAAAACCCCCTTCGTGTTTAAGCAAAAACGCTAAACATTGGTCCCAGTTTTTTTTCATCGTTGATGTTATCCGCCATTGAATGGGGCTAATGACGCTAGCCCTTCCGGACGAAGAAACGGATTATCTTGGGGGGCTGCCGGTGGCGGTAAATTTCTGCGCAAGCCGAACACGGTTGCTACTTCTCCACCCCGCCCGGTGTTACCGGTAGTAGCAGTGGGGGTTAAATCTCCGACAACGTAATTACCGGGCACTGTGTTTGGCGCTCCCGCTACGGATCCCGTTCCGGTGCCTGTGCCCGTTCCGGTGCCTGTGCCCGTTCCGGTGCCTGTGCCCGTTCCGGTGCCTGTGCCCGTTCCGGTGCCTGTGCCCGTTCCGGTGCCTGTGCCCGTTCCCCTTTCGGCCCTTTCCTCCGCTCGTTCAGCAGCACCGTAGCCCGCTGTGCCTGTGGTGGACATAAACGTACTAAGGGCCGCTTGCTCCCTCGGCGTTAAGGAGCTGAGAGTTCCACCAAACGCATCGCTAATGAAACCTCCGGGGGCCATTCCGTATCCAAGAACACCCGCGGTCAAAGCGTCTGTCATGTCTCCGCCAGCAGCTAAAGTAAGGCCCGCTCTACCTACGCCTTGACCAAGCGCTGTTCCTAAAAAAGGCGTGGAGGATGAGGGTGTTCCCGCAAAAGCGCTAGCGTCCGCAAGATAAGCACTACCCCCAGCAATCGCTGCGGCTTTAAGGGCATCCCCCCAATCCGCCCCAGAAGCTCGTGTAGTAGCCCCAGAAGCGAGAGCGGCTCCCCAAGGACCACCAAAATACGAGCCCGCCGCCGTGAGGGCCGCGTTAACCACCGGATTAGACATTACCTGTTGGAACTCACTGGGATCATTTTCAGGGTTCCAGTACCCTCCAATTGAGGGACCGTATTTTTGAAGGTCGGCATACGGATTATCGGAATACTTCTTCCTTTTGGTGCCGTAGGAGAAGTGGGCTTCAAAGTCCCCGAAAGCTACCCTTTGCGGTAGGTTAAACTGTGATCGAATATTGTTTATCTCGTCAGTAAATTCCCGCTGGTCATATCTTTTATTTCTATAATCCAACCAAGCAAGTTCTGTTTGCTCGTCCGCGGACAGGTACTTTCTTAGATCTTCGTTGTCCGAGTAATACTCGTACCATGTTTTTATATCATTGGCTACCTGCGCCCCCTCTCCTGACGGTCGGAAAGGGAGATAAAGATTTCCGATCTGTTCTGGTCGGTTAGTCGCAACATAGCCCGGAGTGGATAGCGGAGCTGCATAGGTAGTGCCATTAAAAATATCAGTGGCCCCCACCAAGTTGTTCTGTGGGTTTACTACGTAGGAAGCGGCGGCAGGCGAGGCAGAACCACTTCCAGTTGGGGTGGTGTAATCCGCCGTCATTGCGTAGTTAGGCGAAAGACTCTCGATACCTTGTAAAACAGCCCCCATGTCTACGGAAGTGCCATCAGGCAATACTGTGACTCCGCCATATGCCGCAGGATTTGGCACATTGTTCCCAACCAGACCGCGACCACTCGCCGTATTTTCCGATTGTCCACGTGCTGGTTGAGGTTGCTGCGCGGCAGCGGGTTGCGCAGCAGCGGGTTGCGCAGCAGCGGGTTGCGCAGCAGCGGGTTGCGCAGCAGCGGGTTGCGCAGCAGCGGGTTGCGCAGCAGCGGGTTGCGCGGCGGCTTGCTGCGCGGCGGCGATCCGTTGTTTCTCCGTTTCTTCCGCTAACCGTTTGCGTTCCTGCTCCTGCTGAATTGCCAACAACTCCGCCGGAGTAGGCGGCGCTATG